TGTGATGATAATACATCGGTGGATGATGATACTTTTATTGTAAAAAATATTCATAAATCTAACATTAGATGGGACAACACAATATGAAACAAAAACATTGTACAGCATGTGGTAATGAGCTAACTGGTTACAAAAAGAGATTCTGTTCCGATACTTGTTATGAACAATATAAAAGGGATACTGCTAGAAGAAGATATGAAGCATGTAAAGTAAAATATCCCGAAATAAAATGCAGTGTTTGTAAAATAAAGTTTTTTCCAATGCGATTAAATGTTACTGCATGCTCTCGGAGTTGTTCACGGATACAATGTGCTAGGAGACAGAAGGCTAAAAAGGTTAAAATGAGAAGGTTCAAACCTGACAGTCCATTTAAAGTCAAACAATTACAGGTGGTTAAGCAAGACTTTAACAAATTTGAACGAGTTGATACTGCACAATTTAATGAGTCAGATACAACAAAGGATGCTGTGTTGGAATATTTAGGGAAAGGTAATACTATCCTAAAGTTCCCTGACTCACCTCGTGCCAAGCTACCTAGTGTAAATATTGTAAATGGACATACAATAGAGTCTAAAATGGGGTTTGGTTTTGAGTTTGAATATGATCCAAACTACTTTAATTATAATTTCACTGCTAAAGATTTACGGGAGTGATGTGATAGAACTATTCCTAATGACATATTTGTTTGGAGTTTTATGTGGTATTATATTTGTGATACTAGCAACAATGGGTTATTGTAAATTTGGTAATAAAATCGTAATGGAGTATCAAAATGGGATACAGGAGTGGTAAACCAAAACAGGTAGTAGAACAGGCCTCATTTGAGGATTTTACCCAAAACTCAGAAGGTTGGGAGACATCCTGGCAAGCAGAGTGGCAAGATATGCCTGAATATGAACAAAAAGACTTATCACCATACAGAATGGTGTATATGTTCTTCAAATGTGAAGAGGATGTTAGGGACTTTGAAAGGAAAATTGGTCAGAAAATACATCCATTGAGGAAGTCATATTGGCACCCTGAAGCAGAAGTGAGACATGCATCCTATAAGCTCTGGGTGGATGAAGATGAGTTTGATAGAGAATATCCAGAGTTTGGTGAGGAAATGCAAAGTATTGAGGAGTAATATTATCAACACTTGTTTAAAATATTGAGTTAATAATGTATATCACTTCCGAAAATTGGAAATATCGGACATTTTTGTCCGAATGTGACCACAATATGACCACACTTTTTATATGAATCCAAAATATCCAGTGTATATCATCAGTAAAGGTCGAGCTGAGTCTAGGCTAACCAGCAAGGCTCTTGACAGGATGAGAGTTCCATATCACATTGTCATAGAACCACAAGAATATGATGATTATGCAAAACATATTGATGAGGATAAAATATACACATTACCATTCAGCAACCTTGGAGAAGGTGGGATCCCTGCAAGGAACTGGGTGTGGGAACATTCGATGTCACTTGGAGCAGAGAGACACTGGATCATGGATGATAATATACGGAACTTCTGCCGACGAAATAATAATTTGAAAGTTAATGTCTCTTCTGGTACTATACTTAAAGTAGCAGAGGATTTTACCGATAGATATGAAAATGTGGCCCTTTCTGGACTACAATACCGTTTTTTTATACCAGATATATCAGTTAGACCAGCCATAGCGTTCAATACAAGGATATATTCGTGTATCCTTATCAAGAATGATATTCCTTATCGTTGGCGTGGTCGTTATAACGAAGATACTGATTTATCTATCAGAGCATTGAAGGATGGATGGTGCACTGTGTTGTTTTATGCTTTCCTCCAAGAGAAACAGGCTACAATGACAATGGGTGGTGGTAATACAGAGGAACTTTATGTGGATGATGGAAGACTACAGATGGCTCAATCTCTGAAGGATCAACATCCTGACATCACAACAATAAAGGAAAGATGGGGCCGTTGGCAACACGTTGTTAATTACAGAGGCTTCCGACAGAATAAATTAATCAAGAAACCTGGTCTGATTGTACAAAGAGGTACTAACAACTATGGTTTGAAACTCAAGACAATCAAATTAAATGGGCATCCCAATGAGGTAGACTCGGGCTATATGCAAAGTAGTACTCCAGAAGATCTGGTGTGCCCATTCGATAAGGAGGTAAATGGCAGGAACACCAGTTAGACGAGCAAAAAGAGCACGGGAATTTAGGATGTTTGATGATGAAGAGTTCTGGGAAAAGATCTTTGATGGTTACTCAGAGTTTGGTAGTCTGCCAAAGATGGCAAGGGAACTTGACATACCATACAAGCGACTCTATTACCAAATATCAACTAATGATGACCTCAATGCAAGATACATGGAGGCTAAAAAGGCATATGCTGAAATGACAGTGAGCCAAATCCAAGACATTACAGATAAGTTGGAACTTGGACATATTGATCCTGCATCAGCCAAGACTATTATTGGTGCCAAACAATGGGTTGCTAGTAAATACAGTCCAATTCAGTACGGTGAACGACAGACAATAGATATGCAAGTGAGTGATGCAACCCAACTTCACCTTGATGCACTTCGTAACCAAATGAAGACCATAAAGGATATAACACCAAAGAAGAAACAGATCAATAATAAATGAGCAATGTTGAGACTACACTTGACACTTAATATGCTTGATTGTTTGGATGATATTCTTGATCTTGTCCAGGATCTCCCACCTGCCAAATTGCGTGGCATTAACACTAAACATATTATAATGCTGATGGAGATTGTTCAAGACAAGAAGATGGATGTTGATCGGGACCTTATTGCTAAACAGAAGCATTCTCAACGGGGGCTATAACTATATATATATATACTATATACTAATCATCTATATACTAATCAAAGCTATAAGGCACATCTTATTATAGGGATGATTGGTATAGGGACCATAAGGGATATATTATAGGGACTATAAGGGATATACTACAAGAGGTATATATTAAGGGAGTAATATACTATATTTAAGTTATAACCAAGGCCAGAGGGTCCTCAGGAGGCAGTCCCATATGGGCATGGGACCTAAAATCAGATAATTATTGGGAAAATGGTTAATAATATCAATAAGTAGGCATAAAGTGTTCAATTTAGTCATTACTGAACACTTTGGGGTTGGAACCAGTAGGGTAAGGCTAGGCCTAGTGCTACCCATATCTATTCTGTTTGCCCCCCTGCCCCGTCCTACCCGGGGGGTACCATATGGCTATCGTAACCCACACCCAATATTTAATCTAAAAAAAAATTTAACCCCCCTCAGGTTATTGATCTGAGGACTGTCATAGCAGAAAGAAAAAATAATTTGGATAAGGATACACGGACCCCCCCTAGAATTGGGGATAAGGTTTATTTTGAGGTTAATGATGAGTTGCATGAGAACAAGGTAAGGATGGTCCATGCAAAGATTATAAGGCAATATCCCAAGAAAAGAGGGAATTGTTGTGAATATTTAGCATTTGATTGTGTTGATTTGGATCATAAGGATATATATTATACAGTGCCATATGACGAAGAATTTATCAAAACCGATACTGGATGACCTTAAGAAGCAGATTAAGGAAACTGGTTCGGGGTTAGTTAAGTGTGATACTAAGGAACAGACTGAGAAGTTGTTTCATTGGTTGGAAGGTAAATTACCTAAAACTTATGGTGTATGGATTATAGATGCACCCGGGAGGGAAAATGAAGTTAACGTGTACAAAGTCCTCGATAGTGACTCTGACACCGGCCGAAATTTCGATTGGTTCAACAGCCGGCCTGCAAAGACAGTTAAAATGCCTGCAAAATTCAAGGACTGGAAAAAATCTAAGGGACTATAGGGATCATTGGGGAGATCCAGGTAAAAAGGGTCTGTGGGGTAATTCTATTGAAGGTGCACTTGGTGAGTTTGCTCTAGCTAAATATTTGGGTTTGTATCCATCTGGTATTGCAGGAAAGGATACAACTGATGTTGGTGAACATTATGAAGCACGGACCAGACCACATCCACTTGATAATTTGTTTTTGAAGAAAAAAGATAAACAAAATAAGTATTATGTTTTAGTTATTGGTTCATATGGTGTTTATGAGATTAAAGGGTGGATATCTGCTCCTGAAGTTTTTGTTCATGAAGAGTGGTACCACAATAATGATGGTCGTACATCCATGAGCTACTGGGTACCAGATGAAGAACTAAACGATATTAACTCATTACCAGAGGATTTATGGCACATAAGGAAGTTTCAGTCAACGTATTCACCGAATTTATTGAAAAGTACCGAAATGATCCAGTCCAATTCGTTAGAGACATTTTAGAGGAGGAACCAGATGAGTGGCAACAAAAGGTGATGAA